AGAAGAGTAACGTATATCTCCCTCTCCCACGGCAACATATTATCTAGTTCAGTCAAACTGTATTGATGATGCTGCATCATCGCAAAGTTAGTCTTATAATGATTGACTAAACTATCATGAGAGAGGCCTACGTAAAAAAACTTTGCAGACCCTTCAATGTTGTTACGTTATGCTTACCACATGATATACAATCAAACTCAACAGTTGCCATCAAAGCCGGCATGTTTTCAAAAAAGCTTTGTATCATTGCAAACTGAGTAGATGTCATAGACTCTACAAACTCTTTCATTTTCTTAGGCCCTTCATCCTTTGCAAGCCATACATCATCTTTATCGAATATATTTTCAATACATGTTTGTATGATAGTAAAAGCACTTTCAACAGTATCTTCATTAGCTGCTTCTAGTTTACCTACATCATCAAACGATGGATATTTCATCGTTAAACCTATTTCATCAGTTATCATGATAATATTATTGGACTCTGGAACATCCACATTAATTTCACTGAAATCAACATTTTGTTCATTTAATGCTTCGCAATGTTCGCATTTAATCTTTAAATCAATAGATTCACCTACTGATTTAGATCGTAACTCTAAAAACAAATGTTCTACATCAAATACTGCTAAGCTATTAACATCAACATCATCAAATACACACGACTTAATAATATCCTTTGTTGCTCTTACAATTTGCTTTTGATCATTTGTCTCCATTGCCATCATTAATATCTTTTCTTCTTTAACAAGATAAGGTCTGTAAGATACCTTTTGTCCTGTAGAAGGAATCACAGTCTCAAACCGTGATGTCTCTAGCTTTGGTAATGCCATTATATTCTCCTATATTATATTAAATACCAAGGGCACCAGCAGCAGAAGTGACAGCTGATTTAACGCTATCAAATATATCTTCTGGTACATAGTTTTCGTAACTCATTGTCACACTCATTTTTTGGACAGTGTTTTCTGCGTTGTTGTCCAAGTTTATTGCATTGACGGTGATAGGGAATGCACCCTCCAATTTCACACCGTACACTGGAATATTCTTATGATTTAGTTGTTGTATGATAATATCACACGTAAAGTCTTTTTTATAACCTGCTCTATAGTTTTCAACATCGAAGATACCAGTCATCCATGAATCAAATAACCTCTTCATAAAGTAATCATTCGTTAATATGAATGTCATTGTAACATCTTCATTAATTACACTATACGGTATCTTAATTGCCTGTCTTTCAGCTGTGTAGTCAAGTGTTGTAATTTGTCTGCCTGGTAGACTTACTGTTTCACACAGTATCGATATATCGCGTGGATCAGGTACAAGATTCTTTATACTTCCACCAGCAATCGCATTCTTTGAAAGATCACCAACTAATGATCTTGTATCGCTGTTAAGTAATGATTTTAAGCTGTTTGCAGTAGGGGGTGTAAAAAATACCTGAAAGCGATTTTGCATTGCAACTCCACCTTTCTTAGATATTACTGACTTGAGGTTATCTATACTGTTCATGATGCGTATTGTTTCCTTGAGTATCTCCACACAGAAGCTGCTTTGACTTTTACAAATTGCTCTGTTGGTAAGAATATAGCAATTTCCCATTCAGTCATTGGGACTCTTACCATTCTTGATTTAACATGATTCATCAAATAATGCTTGTAGCATGGTTCAAATTCCTTATACTTTCTTACACTTGCCAAAGTCTTATATCGTAGTCTTGCCAAACGTGATGTTTCACCAACCTTGCTTGGACCTAACTTCATGAGCTCATCAAGAAATCTTGCACGTACACCAGGTGATAGGTAATGTAGATTCAATCCAAAGAATCCACCAGGTGCTGGCTCAACCATAATTGTAAGAGGAAATCTATCGTAGTATGGTAATGTTGCTTTATGCTTTGGATCATAAAAATACATGATCATATCACCAACTCTTGGCTTTGTAGTAGGATCTAATGCATCATCTTTCAGCACAGATCTTCTATTTACATCAGCTAACTTCTTGACGTTACGCTGAAACCAACGTTGCGATTCCTTTGTACGAGGAGAAACGCCAGCTCTAAATGCTTGTGCTTGTAGTGTATCAAATAAACTTGCCATATAACTATTTATATCATCCTTTCAGCACTTTGATACCTAAATTCTTTAAAGTATCTTCAGTCCAGATTTGAAACTTCCATCCCTTATGATTTGCATATTGTTGTGCAGCATTCCATTTAGAGGTGTTCTTGATATATGTAGTCACTTCATTCAAATGCTTCTTTGTCTTTCGTGCACTTGACTTAGGAGGTATCGTCTGCTTCTTAGGCTTAATTTCAATTAATATCACTTCACCATTACTCATTTCAATTAACATATCAACAAAATATCGATGCAACTTATTATCTGTCTTGCATTTGTAGGGAACAACAATCTCTTCGCTATTCCATGCACGTACTTTTGGATTCGATTCTGCCCAACGAAAAGCATTACGCTCCCATATAGAACGATATGTTACCTTGGTAGGATCTCCAACATATTTCTTTTTGTTCTTTACTGTGTATTTACCTTTGTAAGCCATATAAATAGATCTATAGTTATTAAATGTATTTCTATTTATAAGGGTAATCAGACACATGAAAATATTAACGTTCCCTGAAACGCTCAGGTCTAGGATATCAGAGAAGGGATTTCCACACGTATCATTTACGATGGCAAGAAAGAATCAGCCAGAATTCAATCAAATTCATTTGTTTATTCCATTAGGAATTACTACTTCAGATGGTATGAACTATGGTTCTACAAACCTTGGACTTGGCGGAGCAGCGGCAGGCGCGGCAAAAACTGGATCAATAGAGAGTGCTTCATCAGCTGATCTAGGAGCAGCGGTCATGAAACAATTCAAAAGTAATATGGGAACAGCAACTCTTGCACAAGTAGGAGAACTCGAGTCTGGTCTGATTGTCAATCCCTATACTGCTGTGACCTTTGAAGGTGTCAACGTAAGACAATTTGAGTTTGCATTTAAGCTTGTTCCCTCTTCATTAGATGAATCAAAGACAGCTCATGAGATTGAGAATTCATTTCGTAAGTATATGTATCCATTACGTATTGGTATGAGTTCATTAGAGTATCCGCCCACGTTTCGTATCAAATTCATGGCAGGCGGCCAAATAAATAAGTATATGCCAAAGATTATTGATACATATCTGATTGCAATGACTGCAAACTATAATGCAACGGGTAATTCTTTTCATGAGAATGATGGAAAATTAGGTGCACCACCTGTAGAAATCGATTTGAATATGACATTTCAAGAGGTACGAGCAATTACAAGACAAGATCTATACGATGAGCAAGGCCTTGGTTATAATACAAATTATGATTCAGCAGGAGTCTTTCCATCATCACCCGATGGTGGCTCTGAGGAAGAGCCGCAATCTAATACAGGAGTAGGCTCATGAGTTATTTTCGACAATTTCCAACGTTGCCATATGATTTCGATCGAAATGGAATCTTGCAAAATGTGGTTGATATCTATCGAGGTGCAAGACCTCTTACTGCATTCGCTGATGATGCAAATGCATATAGCTTCTATAGTGTCAAGAATGGTGAACGTCCAGACATCGTGAGTCAACGTCTATATGGCACAACACAATACTACTGGACATTCTTTATCATCAATGACTTTCTACATGATGGTCTTGCAGGGTGGCCTATGAGTCAAGAGAAGCTACATGACTATATGGATGAGGAGTTCGAGGGAGTTGCCATTACAACAAATCCTGAAGTGGACGAGACCGGCGATCCAGGCATCATTTCATCATATCCGAATAGTCTATCAGGTCGATTTCAGTTAGGAGAGACCATTACGGGAGCAACATCCGGTGCAACAGGTATATTAGTCAAGAAGTCAGCGGACATGAATCAACTGATCTTGCAAAATGTGGTAGGAACATTCATTGGTAGTTCTGCAACTGGACCATCTAATGCCACAGAGTTATTGACAGGAGGTACATCATTAGATTCTGTGAATACGTATGATGTATATAAGTATATCGATGCACCACATAACTACTATCGTACTGACGACTCGGACGAGAAGCGAATTCAAACAAACAGTATATTCATACCTGGAGGAGAGCCAGCCGGACAGTTATCCTTTGATACGAATCGTACGCATATATTCAATCTCAATGAGGCAAGATCACAAATTAGAGTGATAGATCCTAAGTATATCACACAATTTGCAGAGAAATATGAGGCAATAATCAATAATGAGTAGGTATAGTAGTAAGCTAGCGAACGGATCAGAGGCACTCGTACCATCATCGTATGAACTCGATGGTGTGTATATCAAAGCTACCAATGGTAATATCTATAATATCACAGACATGATTGCACAAATACGTGTATCAGAGTCTCTATATAGTACAGCATTGCAAGCTGAGGTCAATGTAGTAGATTCTGCCAATCTGCTCGAAAAAGTGAAATGTGTGAGTGGTGAGAGGGTAACGTTCATCGTGAAGAGAAGCCTTATGGACGGCACATTAGAGAAGTATAAGCCTATATTCCGTATCGCAGAGATTCATAGTATGGCCAAGCTAAGCCCTGGTACGAATACGTATGTGTTTCGATGTATATCAGATCATGCGTTTATGAATCAGGCGAAGACTATATCTAAGCCATTCAACAACGTACCTGGTAAGTTAATACAGGATATATGTACAGACGAACTCAAGATTGATCCAAAGAAGTTGAATATAAGTACCGAGACAAAACAAACGATTACTGGTGTATATCCTCGTATGAGACCTTTATATCTTATCAATTGGTTAACAAAGAGATCCTATGATAATGGTACTCCGTTCTT